CATTGAGCTGTCTTCTCGGCATTGTTACAGATGTAGATACAGACGCAGCTAAGCAGCCTCTACCTAGCGACAGATTTGAGAAAGCTCTACCTAATGACAGATTTGAGAAAGCTCTTTCAGCGATTGAAAAAGGTACAATCAAAAAAGAGCAAATTATTAACGGCTTCAAGTTAACACCTGAGCAACTTAAAAGACTAGGATAATGAAAGACTTAAAGATAAGAGCCTCACAGCTTGGTAGGCTGATGGCAACAGATAGTAAAACAAGTATCACAGAGAAGCAGCTGGTAACCTTGAACGGGTTACTGGCTAAGATTAAGCTAACCGAGAAACAAGCAGAGCTAAGAGATACGCTACTACTCAAGAGAGATGCAGAGCCAGAACTAAGCAAGGGAGCGAAGAGCTATGTTACAGAGCTTTATTTAGAGCGTGAGTTCGGTATTAAGCAAGAAATCAATTCTAAGTATCTGGATAAGGGTAACGAGGTAGAGGAGGCTTCTATAGAGCTTACCAGCATAATGCTAGAGAAGGATTTCTTATTTAAGAATGATGAGCATTTTGAGAATGACTTCATTCAAGGTACACCTGATGTGTTAACAAGTGATAGCGTTATAGATGTTAAGTCTAGTTGGTCTGCCGCTACGTTTCCATTCTTTGATACTGAACTAAACAATAGTCTATACGAATGGCAGCTCAAGGCTTATATGTGGCTAACTGGTAGAACTGAGAGCTACCTATGCTATTGTCTTGTACCAACTCCAGAGAACTTAATACTGGATGAAATGAGAAGAGTTAGCTGGAAGCGTGGCGAGGGTGCAGAGGTATCTGAGGAAACAGAGCGAGAGGTAATAGAGTACTTCGACATATCTAAGATCCCAACAGATAAGAGATTAAAAGCGTTTAAGGTTATGCTAACAGATGAAGACATTGAGAAGATGAAAACGGCTGTAAAGATGGCTAGAGAATACTACAAAACACTAAGTTAATAAGTGGTAAGTTTTAAACACTACGAGGATTAACTAAAAAAGTTTAATATATTAACAAAAAAAAGTAAAGAAAAATGGAAAATTTTAAAGTAAAGGGTACAATTTCAGAGATCACAGAAAAGAAAGTACTAGACAACGGAGCTGCTGTATTAGATTACGTAGTAGACACAACGTCAGAGAGTGGCTATGTAACTAGAATGAAGTTCGGAATGTACAAAAAAGCAGACTATGTAGAACATGTAGACAACTTTATAAAGTTCAATAACGTTGGAGATGTTGTAAAGGTCGAATTTACAATTCGAGGACAAGAGTACAATGGTAAAGTCTACAACAGTTTGAACCATTGGAGATGTGACAAGGTAGAAATGTCAGATAGTCCACATATAGAAGAGACAAAAAATGACTTACCTTTCTAGTGACGAGATATTAATGGCAATTTTGAGCAAACCTAACGGAAGTGCAGAAACTTCTATTGGGTTTGTTCAAGACTTGCACAAGTTTACACGTGGAAACGTGGCACTTATAAAACAGATTAAGAATCCAAGAGAATCAATCGAAGCAATAAACCTAAAGAATCAAATTCTCACAATCCTTAAAGAGTACGACCAGCTAAACAGACAGCCTATAAACTCAAAGCGTATTAAATGAAGGATAAATTTTACATTATTGATTACGGCAAAGATACAGTAGAACTGGCTGAGTCAATAATTGAATATCTCAAAGAGAACGGAAACCACATTGTAATATATTTAACAGACTTGCCGAGTGCATTGATGGTAAACGAAATTACACAAGATGAGTTCCTAGACCATTTCACAGCAACTCTAAAAGACAAAAACTAATGGACTGGCTAGAAAAAGTATCAAAGTATCACGAAGAGTATCTAAGATTCTTACAAGCTATGGGCTGCACTTCTCACGCTGAGGACATAGTACAAGAGATGTATTTAAGACTACACTATTACAACGCTGGAGAGAAAGTAATAAACGAAAAAGGAGAAGTAAGCAAGTCCTATATCTGGAGAGTGCTAAACAATATGTACAAGTCTTACCTAAAAGACAAAGGTAAGTTTTTCTTCTACGATATTACAGAGTTCAAAGTTATCGAATCAGAAGACTACAAAGAACAAAGAGAGGGAGGCTACACGAAGATCACTCAAAAACTATACGAAGAGCTGAACAACTTAGATAAGGAAGGATATCCATACAACAAAGAACTATTTACTTTGTACATTGAGTCTGGAATGTCTATGAGAGCATTAAGCACAGTAACAAGAATCAGCGTTACGAACATATTCCATACAGTAAACTTCTGTAAGAACCAACTTAGAGAGCGTCTAGGAGAAGACTACGAAGACTTTAATAACGAAGACTACGATAAACTATAAACACGAACACAATGAAAGAGATAAAAGCATTTTTAAGCAATCAAAAAGACATTTATACAGTAATGCTACTGGAAGAGATGAAGAGCGAAAGCCCTAACTTTGTAGCAATGCGAGATATATTGAACATGGTAATAGCAAATGAGATAACTCTACAAGGAATAAAAAAGAACAAAGATGGCAAATAAAAGATTTAGAAGAACACCAGAAGAGATTGATCAAGGTCTCACGGTAGAACAAGCGAAAGCTGCAAGAATAGAGAAAGAGATTCAAGATGCAGAGAAAGCTGTTGCTGAGGTTTGTGATGAGCCTATTAAGACTCAAGAAGAACTAGAAGCGAAACACGCAGAGAACGCACCAACTGGATTAGGAGATGTAGTAGAAGCAATAACAGAAGTTACTGGTATTAAAAAGGCTGTAAAGTTTTTAGCTGGGGAAGATTGCGGCTGTGATGAGCGTAAAGAGAAACTCAATAAGATGAGGTTTAGAAAACAACCGCTTTGCCTTACAGAATCAGAGTACACTTTTCTACATGGTTTTTTTACAAATTCAAACGGAATGGTAAGCCAGTCACAAAACTATGAACTTGCTACAATATACGCTAGAGTATTTCAAAAGAAAGGCGTAGAGGTTACAAGCTGCTCAAGCTGCGTTAAACAACGTGTAAAGGACTTAAAAGATATTTACAATACTTACGAGTAAAACAAAGAGGTATATTTTTAGTTATATAATTAGACAAAATGGATATAAAAGAAGTTAAAATAAACAGCGTAAAAGCTAACAAAGACAATCCTAGAATCATAAAAGACGATAAGTTTAGGAAACTAGTAAAGTCTATTGAAGAGTTCCCAGAGATGCTAAAGTTAAGACCTATCGTTGTCAATAATGACATGGTAGTCTTAGGAGGAAACATGAGATTAAAGGCTTGTAAAGAAGCTGGATTGAAAAACGTACATATAATTAAAGCGGAAGATTTAACAGAAGAACAGCAGAAGCAGTTTATAGTTAAAGATAATGTAGGTTTTGGTGAGTGGGATTGGGATATTTTAGCAAATGAATGGGATGCTGAAAAACTTGAAGATTGGGGTTTAGATGGTTTTCCATTTGAAGAAGTTGAACTGGAAGCCGAAGAAGATAAAGATTTATCTGATACAATAAATAACTTATATAGAATAGAAGTTTATTGTAAAGATGAAGAAGAACAAGAAAATACTTATAATAAATTATTAGAAAAAGGATACGAATGCCGAATTTTGACATTATAAAAGAAGTAAAACCCAAAAAAACATTTAGAGTAGCATCTATAATAGGGCAATTTGACTTAAAATCTGAACATGTTATAGAACATTTTAAAGGAGATATAGATATACAAGAAAATTGGCAAATAGGATTGATAGTCGGAAAAAGTGGAACTGGTAAGACAACAATAGCAAAACAATTATTTAAAAACTCATATATAGATAAATTCAACTATAAAGCTGAAACTATTTTAGATGATATGCCAAAAAATTGTAGTTTAAAAGATATAACTAATGCTTTCAATTCGGTAGGTTTTTCAAGTCCACCAAGTTGGTTAAAACCTTATTCTGTTTTATCTAATGGTCAAAAAATGAGAGTAGATTTAGCAAGAGCAATTTTAGAAAAAAATGAATTATTTGTTTTTGATGAATTTACAAGCGTAGTGGATAGAAATGTAGCTAAAATAGGTTCTTTTGCAATGCAGAAAGCAATAAGAAAAACAAAAAAACAATTTATAGCTGTTACTTGTCATCATGACGTAGAAGATTGGTTATTACCAGATTGGGTTTTTAATACAGATACTATGACTTTTCAATCTTTTGAAGAGCAAAAAAAAAATAGACCAAAAATTAAATTCAACATCTACGAATCTAAAAATAAATCAATTTGGAAGATGTTTGCTAAACACCATTATCTAAGTCATAGTCATAATAATGCAGCTCATGTTTATTTGGCAACTATTAACAATGAGATAGCAGGATTTTTAAGTGTTTTACATTTGCCTCATCCAAAAGCTAAAAACATTAAAAAAGTCCATAGATTGGTAATTTTGCCAGATTATCAAGGTGCTGGATTTGGCATTAAATTTTTAAATGAAATAGGAAAACTTTACAAAAATCAAAAATTTAGGTACACAATAGTTACCTCAGCTCCAAGTTTAATTAATGCTTTAAAAAAATCAAATATTTGGAAATGTAATAGATTTGGCAGATTAAATGCAAAAACTGGAATTATTCATGGAAACAATGACCCTAATAATAATAGCAAACAAAGAATAACAGCGTCTTTCGAAATGAAATAAATTAAACTGATGAACAAAACTGAACAACATAAAAAAGCAGTAATAGAAGCCCTAGAAAAGTCTTTAGGAGTAGTTACAACAGCTTGTAAAAGTGTAGGAATAGGTAGAACTCAATATTACAATTGGTTAAAAACAGATGAAGAATTTGCAAAAGAAGTTGAAGACATACAAAACATAGCTTTAGATTTTGCAGAAAGCCAGTTACATAAACAGATTGGAAGCGGAAACACAAGCGCAACTATATTCTACCTAAAAACAAAAGGAAGCAAAAGAGGCTACATTGAAAAGCAAGACATTACACAGACAACAAACCTAAAGACAAACCTATCTTTTTCTGATATTATTAAGTCTATAAAAAGTGATGGAGATAAATAGCAAGTACCTTTCTATTGAGAATAATACTAGGTATTGCGTTATAACTGGTGGTCGTGGTTCTGGTAAGTCGTTCGCTGTTAATACGCTTCTTTTGCTTTTAACTTATGAAGCTGGGCATACTATACTTTTTACTCGTTATACTTTGAGGTCTGCTAGTATTTCCATCATACCAGAGTTTATGGAAAAGATTGGTTTATTAGGTTTAGAATCTGAGTTTTATATTACAAGAGATGAGGTAATAAATACAAGGACTGGCTCTAAGATTCTATTCAGAGGTATCAAAACCAGCTCAGGGAATCAGGTAGCTTCTCTAAAGTCTTTGCAAGGAGTAACAACGTGGGTACTAGATGAGGCTGAAGAGCTTGTAGACGAGAACGTATTTGACACTATTGATATGTCAGTACGTCAAAAAGGAATAGCTAACAGAGTGATCATGATAATGAACCCAACCACAAAAGAACATTTTATCTATCAGAAGTTCTTTGAGACTAGAGGAGTTCAAGAGGGAAGCAACATAAGTAAAGACGATACTACATACATACACACTACTTACCTAGACAACTTAGAGAATCTATCTGAGAGCTTTCTAAAGCAAGTAGAGAATATTAAACAGAGAAGACCAGAGAAGTACAAGCACCAAATACTAGGAGGCTGGTTATCGAAAGCTGAAGGTGTGATATTCTCTAACTGGGAAGTCGGAGAGTTTAAGCGAGTAGGTACTTCTGTTTATGGTCAAGATTTCGGCTTCTCAGTAGACCCCACAACGCTAGTAGAAACGAACGTAGACAAAGCAAACAAGAAGATATACCTTATGCTTCATCTATACAAGCCAAACTTAACCACAAGCCAAATACATCAAGTGAATGAAAAAGTAGCTGGTACGAGCTTAATTATAGCAGACAGCGCAGAGCCTCGATTGATAAAAGAACTAAAGCAGAAAGGACTAAACATAATTCCAGCTGTGAAAGGTCAAGGCTCAGTAACTCATGGAATAACTATCCTACAAGATTACGACCTAGTAATAAGCCCAGATTCTCAAGAGCTAATCAAAGAGCTAAATAATTACTGTTGGCTAGAGCGTAAATCTAACACACCGATAGATGATCATAACCATGCTTTAGATGCTATCAGGTACGCTGTGACATACCAGCTTGAGAAACCAAATAGAGGCAAGTACTTCATTTACTAAAAAAACTTTCGCTCTGTATCTCAGTCATAGTGGGCAAATCAAAAATAATTTAAAAAAAGTTCGTTAATAACTTGTGAGATGTAAACAGTTTACTTATATTTGTACCAACAGAAACAAACAAAGTAAAGGAATTATGAAAGATTTAAATTTTACAAAATTAGAGAAGCAAGTTTTAAGAAACTTCATCCCAACGCAAAATATCAACGATGCGGGAGAGAACGTTAAGAATATTAACAATATCTCGATTGATATATTCGACAATGAGAAGGAGCTGCTTCTACCTTCAACATTAAAGGGTGTGGTTGGTAGTCTGTGTAAAAAGGGTATTCTTGAAGCAGAAGACCATGAGGACAACGGTTCTAACTTTATATATCTGAGCGGAAGTTTTGACGGAGACCAAGAGTCAATTGATAGAATAATGGACTTAGTAAAAAGATAGAATGAAGCCGAGTAAGTTAATCACAAAGAAACAGAGGCAAGAGCAGTATGGTTTATATATTGCTCTCAATCTGAAAGGAATCACATTTGAGCAGTTCCTAATTAGAACAATAAGATTAAAGTAACAGAGAGCCTCCAGAAATGGGGGCTTTTTTGGTTTATAACAAAATAGAAAGATTTAGTTTTATAAGTAATGAAAGCAACAATAACAATACCAGAAGATTTAAGCGAGATAACTCTAGGACAGTATCAGACGTTTTTAAGCGCTTCTAAGGGACTCGAAGGCGATGAACTAGCACAATGTACAGTAAGCTCATTATGTGGCGTTAGAATCAACGAGGTGGCAAATATAAAGCTATCTGATGTTAGAGACATTAGCGAACACTTAAATATGTTGTTTAGTGTAGAACAAGATATACAAGTTAGGTTTAAACTTGAGGGCGTAGACTTCGGCTTTATACCATCGCTTGAATCTATCACTTTTGGAGAGTACGTAGATTTAGATAAGTATTCAACAGACTGGGAAGAGATGCACAAAGCTATGGCAGTTCTTTACAGACCAGTAACCAATACCTATAAAGACAAGTACGATGTCAGAGATTACGATGGTACAGAAGAGTACGCAGAAATAATGAAATTCATGCCGTTGAATGTTGCGATGGGTTCGCTGGTTTTTTTTTATCGTTTAGGAAACGAACTATTGAAAGCTACTCACAACTATTTGAAGCAAGAGCTGAAAGAGATGATTACAGCGAACAAGCACAATTCAACAGACAATGGGGATGGTATCATTCAATCTATGCACTCGCAGATGGAGATATTGGAAAGTTCGGAGATGTTACAAAAATTAGAGCTTCCCAAGCATTTAATTTTCTAACCTATATAAAACAGAAAAACCAATTAGAAAGAAACCTAATGAATAAAGCACTAAAAAGATGACAGCATTCTACGATATAACAACACTACTTAAAAACGCCTTAGAGGAAGACGTAAACGTTAACACAGTATCTGAGGGAGATATATTTAAAGTAGACCTAAACAAACAGACTATCTTTCCTCTGTCTCATATTATGGTGGGAAGCGTTCTGCATCAAGGCCCAGTAGTTAGCTTTTCGGTTTCTATTATACTCACAGATATAGTAGACATAAACAACGAACAAACAAAAGACGTATTTGTAGGAAACGATAACGAACACGATGTACTCAATACTCAGTTTGCAGTAGGAATGAGATTGATGGAAAGAGCTAGGCGTGGAGACATCTGGGGAGATAAATACCAACTTGATGGTCAACCTACATTTGAGCCATTTACAGAACGCTTTGAGAACTACCTAGCTGGATGGGCTTTGAGCTTTAACGTGTTGTATAAAAACGATATGACTATCTGCTAATGCAAGAGGTACAGAAATATCTAAGCAAGTTTGCAAAGGCTGTAATTAAAGAAAGCCAAAACAGACTAAGTAATTCGGGCAAGAAAGACACGAACAACTTGTACGGCTCTCTAGGTTATCAGTTAGACGTATTTAAGAACTCGTTTAGTTTGAGCTTTTACATGGAAGAGTACGGAGCTTTCGTTGATGAGGGAGTACAAGGTAAATCATCTAGCGCAAAAGCACCACAGAGTCCTTTTAGATTTGGTACTGGTTCTGCAACTGGCGGAAGACCAATGAGTGAAATTATGACTGACTGGGTAAAGAGAAAAGGTTTCCAATGGAATGATAAGAAGACTGGTAGGTTCATGTCTCATAAAGCTATGGGATTTCTGATTGCTAAATCAATATACCATAAAGGAATTGCTCCAAGTATGTTCTTTACTAAACCATTTGAGAACGCATTTAAGAACTTACCAGACGAGATAATAGAGAAATTTAACCTAGATATTGACGAGCTAATAGAAAGCTCTTTAAACACTTAAAAATGTCAGAACCAATAAACGTAAGAAGTCCAAAGATAATTAGCGCAACTGGTGTAGCGAATGATGACATACGAGCTGAGATATTCCTATGGAACGACCCAGCGTCACAACCAGCAACTCCTAACTTTATACTTGAGAAACCAATACCAAGCAGTATTATTACAGAATGTCACTTTGACATTTCGCCATATTGTAGAGGCTTCATTGAACATATCAACTATGTAGAAGTAACAACAGACACAGCAGCAAATGTAAACGAGTACGCTTACTGTCACGTTGACGTATATCGTAACGGAGTACTTTTACTAGCTTCATTCAATTACAACTTTATTTGCTTTGATGGTTTCGGATACCATGCAGAGGGAGCGAATCCAGCTCACACACAATTCTTATCCGATGGAGATTACTACGTTAACGCTGTTGGTAATAGTGGAGGCGTTTACTACTATGATGATCAGTCTGTAACTTGGCAAGCTAGATACACAGACCTAGCAGCTGGAGGAACTACTACAACGATAACACTAGCCAACGAAGTAGGTTATATTCCTTACGTTCATTTATCATATTTAACAACTGGTAACAAGCTGGAGATTATAAAAGACTCAGTAGTACAAAATACCTACTATTTTCACGTTCAAAGTGAGTGCAAATACGAGACTATAAACTGCGACTTTGTTAACAAGTTTGGAGCGTGGCAGAGGCTAGTATTCTTTAAGGCTTCTCAAGAGAGCTTTGCAATGTCAAACTCTGAGTACAACCTAATGCCAGAAGATATAGATTACAACGTAAAGCGAAATGTAAGGCAAGTATTTAACGTTAACGGAATGGATAAAATAACTGTCAACACTGGCTGGGTGTTTGAATCATACAGCGAGGTAATGAAACAGTTACTACTGAGTGAGAATATTTTACTAGATGACAAACCAGTAAATGTAGAAACGAAGTCTTTAGAATTACAGAAGAACATAAACAACAGAAACATAAACTACAACCTTTCATTTAAGTACTCGAATCCAACCTTAAACTATAACATATAATGAGAAAGGTACAGATATACGTTAACAATAAAAGAGTAGACTTATTTAACGATGAGAAGATAGTTGTTAAATCTAGCGTTCAGGATATTGCAGACATCGCCAAAGTGTTTACCGACTTCTCGCAGAGCTTTACACTTCCAGCGAGTGACAACAATAACGAGATATTTGGATTCTACTACAATAATGATAACGATAGCTTTGACGCAAATACGAGAGTAGATGCTAGAATAGAGATAGATTTCAATAAGTTTAGAAAGGGTAAGTTACAGCTTGAAGGTACAACCATAAAGAACAACCAAATAGAATCGTACAAGGTTACTTTTTATGGCGATGTGGTAACGCTTAAAGATGTCATAGGAGAGGCAAAGCTCAGAGATTTGGACTATTCTAGTATCTCACAAAACTACAGCGGCTCAGACGTTCAAGATTCAATCACAGACCCTACGTTTAGAGATATACGTTTCCCTTTAATTAGCTCGGATAGGATTTGGACTTATAACGATGGTAGTGGTATTGACGAACAAGCTCAAGCGGTAAACTATCAAGAGCTATTCCCAGCAGTTAGCGATGCCAAAATAATGGAGATTATAGAGGACAGTTTTAACGTAACTTTTCAAGGTAATTTTTTAACAGACCAGCGTTTTAAGAAGTCTTATACTTGGTGGAAAAACAGCAACAATCCTAACTTTACTTCTGAACCAATAGATATAACCTTCAATCCTCTTAGCACTTCATGTACTACTGACATTCCTAACGCAGTAGGTACGAATGTTGTAAATGTTGAATATGTAAACCTTAACACGTTTCCCACTCCTCCAAACTTTGGAAGCTGGATTTTTAACTCTTTCAATCACACAGTAACGATAGCAATATTTAACACTTCTACAAGTAGTAACTTCTTTGTAGATGTTTACAAAAACGGAACTCTAATAAACACTATTAGCGGCTCAAATAGTATTGTTCAAAATGTTGTTGTACAAAACAACTTCTCTGGATTAGATGATGAGTACACGTTTCAGTTTAGAAGTAACGGAGCGATGAGCTTTGATTTTAATGTAGAGTACACTTTTCAAGGTCAGTATTTAGAGTCTCCTTTAGCCTTGCAAACTTTAACAGAAAATTGTAGCTACACAACTACTGGACTAGTTACGACTGGAACTCTAAACCTAACCACAACAGCACCAGACATGAAAGTTACAGACTGGTTATCTGGTACTCTAAAGCAGTTCAATTTAACGTGCTATCCTTTAGATGAAAATTTAACTTACCAGATTGAGCCATTAGAGGACTGGTACGCTGCTGGAGATATTATAGACATCACTAAGTATGTAAACACAGATACGATACAAGTAGACCGCTTAAAACTGTACAATGAGATTAACTTTGAATATGTAAAAAGTAAAGCGTTTTTAAACGATGCTTTTGAGGGTATAAACGCTAGGCAATACGGAAACCTAAAACAAGTATTTAATAACGATGGTGGCAAGTATGAAGTTAAGCTACCTTTTGAAACTTTACTCTTTACAAACTTCGATACTATTAACGGAAACTTGCAAGTATCTTACTGCTTAGAAGAGCCAACTGTACCAGTAAAGCCATACATACCAAAACCAGTCAAGCTGTATTTACAAGATTCTAAAGTATGCGAGTTCTATTTTAACGATGGAACTAGTAATAATCCAGTATCATCTTATATGCCATTCGGTCAAGAGATACAGTACAATAACGCTGAGTACTCTATAAACTTTGGAGAGGAAGTCAGCTCACTATCTAACAACGTAGTAACAAACGGATTATACCAGACATACTATCAATCTTACATTGTAAACTTATTCAACACTAAGAGTAGAAAAGTATCGCTAGAATGTATGCTTCCGCTTGAGATTCTGACTAAGTTAACTCTAGATGATGCGATTATAGTAAGAGATAAGAAGTACAGAATTAACGACATGACTAGCGACCTAACAAGCGGAATTGTAAAGATGGTTCTAGTTAGTGACTTTGTAGATGAGAGAACGCTACAACCAACGCCTCCTCCTATACCAGATGTTGGAGGTACGATATATGTACCAGTCAAAAACAAAAACGGAGGTTATACAGATTTTCAAGCACCAATAGAAACTCCATTTATTACCTCATCTATTCCGCTTCCATCTACTGGAGTAACTGGAGAACAGATTTGGACAATAACAGCACCAGCCAACACTACTGGACAAGATAGAACTCAGACTATAATATACTCCTCTTACTATGCAGATGGTTCGTTAGCGTGGACTAGAACACTTGTAGTAACGCAAGAGGCGTATAGTGACAAACTACTTACAGAAAGTGATGGTTCAATACTACAAGAAAACTTTGATAATATACTACTATGATAGATTTATTAATACAGATGTTAAAAGTCTCAGACTTCTACGGAGAGAGCGAACTAATAGACATAGCAAAAGGAAAGCACAAGATAAGCAAATCAATTAAAGAGAAGTCTAAACAGATTAAAAGAGAGAAAGCATGGCAGTAAAAAAGACCGTTGAAATAGATATTAAAAGCAACAGCAAAAAAGCGGATAAGGATTTAAAAGCAATCAAAAAAGACATTGACGCTATTGGGCAAAGCGCAAAGAAAAATCTATCTGGAGAGAATGCTAAAAAGCTAAACAAAGAACTTGACAAAACAGCTCAAGCTGCTAAGAATACAAAGACTAGATTAAGAGAGCTTGAGGATGAACTAGCAGATATCGGAGACGTTAACAGTCCACAGTTTCAGAAGTTAGCAAAAGAGGCTGGTGTACTAAGAGACCAAATGAATAACGCTAAGGCTGCGGTTCGTAGTATGTCGGCAGACTTCCCAAGATTGCAATTAGGTACTCAAGCCTTTCAAGCGATTGGTGGAGCTGCTCAGGGTGCAATGGGTGCGGCTGCTTTATTTGGTTCTGAGAATGAAGAGGTAACTAAGAGCATTCAAAAGCTAATGGCTGTACAGTCAATCCTAAATAGTGTTAACGCAGTTGCTAATGCTTTAAGTGATGAGACAGCACTAGGTTTAAAAGTAAGAACTGTATTAACAAACCTACAAGCTAAGGGAGATAAAAAGTTAACACTTGCAACTATAAGACAAACAGTAGCGCAAACGGCATCTAACGCAGCTACTAAAGCTGGTACTGTTGGAATGAAAATATTTAACGCAGCAGTAAAGGGTAGTCCAATATTCTGGTTAGTTACTGCTATAACTGCTGTTGTCTCAGCTTTTGCGTATTTCTTCTCTAGTACTGAAGACTTAACAACAAGTACAGAAAACTTGAACGCTGCTTATGACAAGTTAACTACTTCGATGGATAGAGTTAATAATAGACGTAAAGCGTTAGCAGATACTCAAATGAGAATCTTAAAAGCTACTGGAGCAAGTGAGGAAGAGCTGAGAGCGACAAGACTTAAAAACCTTAAAGAAGATGAAAAGGCAAGGCTTGAAAATTTAGCTCTACAAGAAGCCGTACTAGAAGAAGGTAAGAAACTTTACAAAGAAGCCAAAGAAGCAGAAGACGATGAGGCTGCAAGAGCTGCAAAGGAAACAATAAAAACTGCTAGAGAAAAATATCATACTCTTAAAAATATGGAGGGACAGTTTCAAGCCTCTATATTGGAAGAGATACAAGCTGGTAATGAAGAAATAAAATCAGAAGCGGAAAAACGAGTTAAAGAAGAAGAAGATAGACAAGCTAAAAGAGTAGCTAAATACAAAGAATTTTTAAGAGATAAAGAAACTGCAAGAAAGCTAATAGAAGACCTAACTAATAAAGCTATTGAAGACGATAGAGAGAGAGAAATAGCACAAGCTAGAACTCAACACGAAAGAGAAATAGAAAACATAGTAGGAACAGAAGACCAGAAGAATCAAATTAAGATATTAAAGGCAGACGAACTAGAGAAAAAGTTAGCTGAAATAAGGGCTAAATATAGAGAGGAAGAAATACCTTTAAGAAAACAAGCGGACTTAACGAATGAGACTGCTGATATAGATGCTGCGGTAGCAAGAAGAAAAACAGAAGAACAAACTCAAAGATATTTACAAGAATACGATGAAGAGGAAAGACAAAGAAAGATAGACCTAGCAGACCAAAGATTAAGTTTAGCTTCTGATACTTTCGGAGCTTTAGGAGACTTGGCTACTGCATTCGCTAAAGATGATGAAAAATCAGCAGAGAGAGCGTTTAAAGTTAATAAAGCTGTTGGTATAGCTCAAGCAGTAATAAGCACAGCTCAGGGTGTAATGGCTCAGTTATCAGTCCCTCAAGATGCTTTGACTGGTGCTAACTTTGTAAAGGCTGGAATCGTAGCGGCAACTGGTGCGGCTCAAATTGCTACAATAGCAAAAAGCAAGTTTCAAGGCGGTGCGGCTGGAAGTAGTCCAACTGCTCCTAGTAGTAGCGTTTCTACTCCATCATCACAGCCAGCGAGTTTCAACGTAGTAGGTAATACTGGAGTGAATCAATTAGCTGAGACTTTAGGCAATCAAGGACAGCAACCTATACAAGCGTTTGTAGTAGGTTCTGAGGTTACAACTCAGCAGAGCTTAGATAGAAACAAAGTAGAAACAGCGACACTATAAAAAAAGGGTAGGAAACCACGCCTACCCTAATACCTAACCTTAAAGAAACTAAGGGAACATAAATAAATAAATTAAATTAAATTTTGCTCTCTTTAGCAGATGCAAATATAAGAAAAGAATTTAAAACAAAACACAAAAAACTAGTTAAATAAATATGCAGACCATAGAACTATTTATCAAAGACGAAGACGAAGATGGAGTTTTCGCAATTTCGCTAGTAGAAAATCCAGCGATTATGGAAGACTTTATAGCACTATCTGAGGAAGACGCTAACAAATTCACAGTAGAATTAAAGACTATTGATGAGGAGAGAAAGGTAGTAGTAGGATACGCTTTAATTCCAGACCTTGAAATACCTAGAGTGAAAGATGGTAAGCAGTTCAATATAATAATGTCAAAGGATACAGTAGCACAAGCGGCTGCTCTTTACATGAAGAACTTAAACCTAAACAACGTAACAAGCGAACACGAGAAGCCAGTAAAAGACTGCTGCGTTATTGAGAGCTGGATAGTAGAAGACAAAGATAACGACAAGGCTAACATGTACGGACTTGAGCCTAAAGGTGGCGAGTGGGTAGTAATGATGTCTCTAAGCGATTCAGAGTACAGTAAAGCAAAAGATGGTACTTACAAAGGTTTTAGTATAGAGGCAATCTTTCAAGGATTTGAGGCTTTGCAAATGAATGAAGAAGTAGAGCTTGAATCATATAACGACTATCCGCAAAGCGCAAAGAACAACGCTAAGAAAGTTTTGAAGTGGAGAGAAGAGTACGGAGATGAGGTACAAGGAATGACTAGAGTGGGCTGGACTCGTGCCAACCAATTAGCAAAGGGAGAAAATATTTCTAGAGATACGATTGCTAGAATGGCATCTTTTAAACGTCATCAAAAAAATGCTGAGGTAAGCGAAGAGTTCAAAGATACTCCATGGAAAGATAAAGGCAGAGTAGCTTGGCTTGGATGGGGTGGAGCTTCTGGTATTAACTGGGCTATTGATAAACTAAAGTCCATAGACAACAAGTCTGAGCTTAAAGACATAGTAGATCAGATTAAAAATATCATTGAATCTAAGTAGATGAGAAGAAAAAAGAAATACGCTACAAAGCTAACAGCTGAGGAGTATGAAAAGTTAACTGGACAGCGTATAGGTTCGCTAGTCAATCAAGGCGTTAGCAATGTTGTAAACGTTAATACTGAGCGTACTATTATAAACGTAAGCGGATAAAAATAAAACAAATCAAATATAAATAGTTATATAGTTAAATATCCAACAAATGAAAGAGCAAATAAACACAATTCTAAAAGCAGTAGGCTTGAAAGCTGAAGAGATTAAACTTGCTGAGGCTAAGTTAAAAGATGGAGTTACAATTATTGAAGCTACTCCAGACTTTGAAGCTGGTGCGGCAGTAATGGTTAAAACAGAAGACGAGCAACTTATCCCAGTTCCAGTATCTGGAGAAAATGAGGCTTACGAACTCGAAGATGGTAGAGCGTTCAAAGTAGCAGAAGAAGGAGTTATTTCTGAAATGGTAGAAGTTGAAGAAGAAGCAGAAGAGCCAACAGAAGAAGTAGCAGAAGAAGTTACAGAAGAACCAGCTGAAGAAGTTGAGGCTTCTGAGGAAGTACGCCCAGCTAAGTCAATCATTGAGTCAGTAGTTAAAGAAACTAAGTTCTCAAAAGAAAGCGCATTAATTGAGGCGTTGACAGCTGAAATTACTGAGCTTAAATCACAGCTTGAAGCGTCTACAAAAGTAGAAGAGGTAGAAGAAGAGGTAACTGAGGAAGTAGAGCTTTCAGAGGTTAAGCCTATCGCTCACAATCCAGAGCCAAAAGCAGAAGTAAAACTTCACACTTTCGGAAACAAAAGAAAGAGAGGTACTACTGATTCTGTAATGAGCAAAATAGCAAAATTGAGTAAATAATAATTTTTTTTTTAAAAACAACAAATATGCCAACAACAACAACAATTACAACTACATACGCTGGAGAAAAAGCAGCTGGATATGTAGCAGCAGCACTATTGAGTGCTAACACTATCGAGAACGGTGGTATTACAGTAAAGCCAAATGTAAAGTACAAATCAGTATTGAAAAGAGTTTCTACTGGAGACTTGTTATCTAATGCAAACTGTGACTTTGACGCAAACTCTTCACTTACTTTGGATGAGAAGATTCTTGAGCCAGAAACTTTTAAAGTGAATCTACAAGTTTGTAAAGCAGATTTCAGAGAAGATTGGGATGCGGTTGAAATGGGTTATTCTGCATTCGATGAGATTCCAGCATCTTTTGCTGATTTCTTAATCGGACACGTAGCAGCTAAAGTAGCTGGTAAGATGGAACAGAATATCTGGTCTGGAGTGAACGCTAACGCAGGAGAATTCGATGGTTTCGAAACTTTGTTAGCAGCAGACGCAGAGCTTCCAGCTGGACAGCAAATCGCAGCAGCAGTTGGCGGTGTTGACGCTGGAAACGTAGTTACAGAATTGGGTTCTATTGTAGACGCAATTCCTACACGTTTGTACGGAGTTGAAGGACTTACTCTTTACGTTTCTTCTAACATTTACAGAGCTTACGTACGTTCACTTGGTGGATTCGGAAGTAGCGGACTTGGAGCTGCTGGTGTTAATGCACAAGGTAACAACCAAGCATTTGGAGATTTAATGTTCGATGGTATTCCATTGTTCATGTGTAACGGAATGTCTGACGATACAGCTATCTGTACTACTAAAGATAACTTGTTCTTCGGAACTGGTTTGGCTTCTGACTCACAAGAAGTTAAAGTTTTGGATATGGCAGACCTTGATGGTTCAGAGAATGTACGTGTAATCATGCGAATGACCGCTGCTGTTCAGTACGCTTTCGCTGGTGACGTTGTAACTTACGGAATCTAAGAATTAATTATTAACCAATAAGAAGAGGGGAGGTAAAATGCCTTCCCTTTTTTTTATATAAAACTTTATAATATGTCATGTGACTTAAGCTTAGGCAGAATAGAGCCTTGTAAAGATGTAGTGGGTGGATTGGATGCCGTTTACTTCATCAATTTTGACGATGCGCCAGTAGAAGACATCAGCTATAACGCAACTAATACAGATGTTATAGACCATCTAAATAGTACACCTAGTACTATTAACGCTTACAAGTACGAGTTAAAAGGTACTTCATCTTTCGAGCAAACTATTACAAGCTCAAGAGATAACGGAACAACTTTCTTTGAGCAAGTATTAAATTTGTCTCTAAAGAAGCAAGATTTAGCTACTCATAAAGAAGTTAAATTGATGGCTTTCGGTCGCCCTCATATCATTGTAAAAGACCATAACAATAATTTCTTTTACTGTGGTTTAGAGCATGGTGCAGAGGTAACTGGTGGTACAATTTCTACTGGAGCTGCTATGGGAGATATGTCTGGATACACAATCACTCTTACAGCACAAGAGCGAGTACCAGCAAACTTCTTTGAAGCAGTAACTCAAACTGAATTAGCAAACGCTGGGATTAATGTTGTAGAGATACCATAAGCAACAAAACAATCTTTTAAAGCCCTTACCTTTTGGTAGGGGTTTTTTTATTTAAAACAAATTCTTTTTTTTTAGTTATATAAGTATGATAATACTAAGGGAGTCTTTACTATCTCAATCGTTTAAGTTTATACCACGAACTTTGACAGCAGATAGTATGGTTATAACTGATGAAGCAGAGAACACAAGCGACACAATAGCTATTACTCCAGTAGTAGATAGATACTATTTAAGCGTTTCTGAGGTACTTACTCTCGTAGAAGGTAGGTTTTATACTCTGACAGTTTTAAACGGTACAGACGTAGTATATAAGGATAAGATATTCTGCACAAATCAAGTAGTAAAAGACTACACTATTAATAAAGATGAGTATGTACAGAATGAGACAAACAACGAATTTGTAATTATTGACTAATGAGCGACAAAAAGAATATACATATTTTAGAACTTTCGACCTATTCACAGCCAGACATTATAGAAGATTCTAAAAATGACTGGGTAGAATACGGAGTCAATAATGATCACTACGAGTTTTTGATTGATCGATACAAAAACAGTACTACGAACAACTCAATTATCAATAACGTAGCTCGGTTAATTTACGGAAAAGGATTGAACGCTTCAAACGCTTCAAAAAAGCCTAACGAGTTCGCACAAATGAAGTCACTTTTTAAGCCTAAGACGTTACGAGCTTTAGCCTTAAATGAGTATATGCTAGGCTGTGGAGTGATACAATGTATCTTCGATGAAAAGCACACTAAGATAATTAGAGTTGAAGCTGTAAAGACTAAACACGTTCGCCCAGCTAAATGTAACGAAGATGGAGAAATAGAGGCGTACTACTACTCTGATAATTGGTCAGATACTAAGAAGTTTCCACCTAAGAGAATACCAGCTTTCGGAACTTCAAAAGAGCCTATCGAGTTTTTGGTTTATGGTAAAGACTCAATAGACCTTAAATACTTCTCAGAGGTAGACTACCAAGCGTGTATACCTTACTGTGTACTTGAGGAAGAAATAAGTAACTACCTCATCAATGACACTCAGAACGGTTTTTCTGGAACTAAGGTAGTCAACTTTAATTCAGGAACTCCAAGCGAAGAGCAACAGAGATTGATAGCTAACAAAGTAAAAGGACAATTAACTGGTGCGCAAGGTGATAAGGTAATTATAGCATTTAACGACAACCAAGAAGAGAAAACAACAGTTGAAGATATACCATTAAACAATGCGCCAGAACACTACACCTATTTGAGTACTGAGGCACAAGCTAAGATACTAAACAATCACAACGTAGTTAGTCCAATGATTGTAGGAATAACGACAGCAAACAGCGGATTTAGCTCTAATGGAGACGAGATAGAAGTAGCTACAAAGTTCTTTTACAATCAAACAGTAAAACCACACCAAGAGCTTTTAATAGATGCAATAGACGAGATATTAGCATTTAACGGAATATCTTTAAAATTATACTTTGAAAATCTTAACCTTTTACAGACAAGAGAAGAAGTAGAAACAGTACTAGAAGATAATACTAAACTTGGAGAAGAAGATAGCGAAGAAAACAATAAAAATGTTGAAACATCTAAAGAGTTTAATTTAGAAGAGTTTTTAAGCGATTTAGGAGAGCCTAAAGAGCAGACTGGATGGATTACATTAGATGAGAGAGAAGTAGATTATGAGGATGAAGAGACTTTAAATAATCATTTAGCTGAAATGAATAAGGAGCTTTATGATAAACTAGAAACTTCTACTTTACTTTCAAAGGTGTTTAACTTTGTATCAACTGGCACAGCTAGACCAACGGCTATAAGTTCTCAAGATAAGCTTGTTAAGGACAAATTCTTTAAGGTACGATATGAGTATGTGGGCAACAAATCACCTGAACGAGCTTTTTGTAAGGCTATGATGAGAGCAAACAAGTTATATCGAAGAGAAGATATTGAAAATATGAGTATGCAGCCAGTTAATGCGGGATTTGGAGAAGGTGGCTCTGACACATATAATTGCTTCAAATTCAAGGGAGGCCCTAGATGCCGACATGCGTGGAAAAGAGTTACTATGATGTTAGATATTGACAAAGATTCAGATGAGTTTAAAAGAATAGGAACTAGAGCAGCAGAAATAAAAGGCTTTAAAGTTACGAATCCTTTTGAGGTTTCTGTATATCCTAAAAATTTGCCCTTAAAAGGATTCAGCCCTAATAATAAGAATTTACCCTCAGATGTAAGATAAACATGGCACAAGCACTATTTATAACAACAAAAGACATTGCAAAGTTCACAGCTTTGAACGGCAATGTAGACACAGATAAATTCATACAATTTGTAAAGATTGCTCAAGATATACATATACAAAATTATCTCGGTACTGATTTATTTAATAAGATTAATAACGACATCGTAGCTGGTACGCTTAGCGGTAACTACTTGAGCCTTGTTACTGACTATATAAAGCCGATGGTTATTCATTTCGGAATGGTAGAATATTTGCCTTTTGCTGCTTACACAATCGCTAACAAGGGAGTGTATAAGCATAACTCTGAGAATTCTCAAACAGTAGAGAAAAACGAAGTAGACTTTTTAGTAAACAAAGAGCGAAGCATAGCAGAACACTACGCTAAGAGATTCACAGATTATATGTGTAACAATTCTACGTTATATCCAGAATACAACAGCAACAGTAACGGAGATATGTACCCAGACAAAGACGTTAATTTTACGAACTGGTTTTTATGATTAAGTACAAAGTAAAAAAGAAGAACATAATTAAGCTAAAGAAAGCGATAAAAAAGATTAACAATGGCAGACAGCAGAATAAGTAACTTACCAACTGGTACACCTTTAGAGGATACAGATTTATTTGCAGTAGCTCAAGGAGATATAGACACTTCTTTTACTACTATTCAAGCTAGTGCTGACGATGTAAAAACCTACATACAGTCAAAGCCTGAGTTTGTAGTTGAATTGGTAGACGCTCAAACTGTTGATTTTTATGCTCCTTTTGAAATGTCAATAGATAGCATTACAAATATTTTAGCTGTACCAACTACTACAATTCAAGTGGGTGGAGCTGCTTACACTTTAGGAGATACTATAATAGCTGGAAGAGCAATAACAGTAGACGTTAATATAGCTGCTGTAATAAGATTAAACGCAACCAAATTGTAATATGGTACAAGAGACTTATTATATAAAAGCACAAGCAGCTGGAGGTGGTGGTGGTTCTGTTGGAGCAACTCTAATGAAGACTAACCAGACAGTATCTTATAATTCTAAAGACGATGGCGATTTAGAAGCTGGAAGAGCAACAGACTTTTTTACTCTTGCTAGTAATAATCCTTTCGGTACAAATTCAAGATTTAGCGATGAATTGGGAGGCACTTCATATACTAATAAAATAGTAATTGATTGGAGTACTTATGACGGTACTAATGTACTTGGTTATGCAGATTTATTGAGTTCTGACACTTGGGCTAATATGATAAGCAACTGTAATTCTCACACAGTAGGTACATACACAAGCGGCTGGAGATTAGCAAACATAAGAGAATTATACAATATAAGTAATTACGGAGTTTGGCCTCATACATATACACCAATTAATATTTTTAACGGAGGCGCTTGGATGAGTTTTATATGGGCAAGTACTTCTTATCCATACAGTCCAACTACTCAAGCGTGCGCATATAATTGGAATTATGTAAATTTATTTGGTAGAAGTAAGACTTCGTCATATCCGGGAATGCCAGTAAGAACTTTTACAGTATCAGGAACTACATTAACATAAAAATATAAACACAAAAACAATGGCAAAAGAAATTTATAAGTCTGGAAACTACATAGTAACAGTAGACGCAGATAACAACTCAAGACTATTCCCAATAGGAAAAACAGTTTACGATGAATATAACAGCGTATTTAGATTAACTGAGGGGCTTATTGAGGATGACCAATTAGTTATCTCTTATGCAGATTCTACTAACTGGGTTGATGATTCAGCAGTAGCTTATACTGAGGCAACTCTAAGAACTTTCTTACGAGAAAATACGGGTTTTAGACCAGCTTCGGGCGGTAGCGGAGCAGCTCCAGTAGGAGCAACTTTAATGAAAACGAACCAAACAGTAGTTCTGAGGACTGGTGATGACGGCGACATACAAGCGGGTAGAGAAACGGACTTTTTTACTTTGGCATCTGAAAATCCTTTTGGAACAACTGATAGATTCACGGATGAATTAGGCGGTCAAACCTACACAAACAACATTGTTATTGATTGGTCAACTTATAACGGAACGGATGTTCTAGGATATTCAAGACTTTTTCAACAAGGAATATGGAATGATGCGATAGACAATGCTTTGGCTTATTCAGTAGGAACTTACACAAGTGGGTGGAGGGTATCAAATATAAAAGAAATGATGAACATTGCTAATTATGGCACGGCAAACACTTTGAACTATTCACCATTTAATTTTTCAAGCTCTCTTATTTACAGTTCTACGGGCGCACCAAATAACGTAAATAACGTCATAATGTTTAGAAATCTGGACGGAGAAATTCAGGATTTCTCAAAAACCTTATCATGGCCATACATTCCCGTTAGAAACTTCACAGTATCAGGAACAACATTAACATAATTTAAAAAATAAAAAAAATGGCAACTTACAAATTTCCACAATTTAACTCTGAACTAGTAGAGCCTACAATAACAGTAGATTCTGACTCTATTATAGTTCACGCTTTGCGTAACGAGATTAGCTTAAACGTAACGCTAGAAACTGATAACGCTAAACTATACGGAGTTGAGTTAGCAGATATCCCAGTAGAAAACTTAAACTACGAAGGAGAAGGCAACCTAATGTTAAGAGCTTTAGACGGCTTGAAACAATACGAAATCTAATGAAAGACCTAATGAATAGCGAAGAGGCAAACATAGGAGGGATTTTCTCTCTGGCTGCTACTGGTTTAATAAAGATATACGAGTGGCTTACATTTGATGACATAAACAACTTCTTACAGTTTGCTCTTGCTATTGGTGGTGCAGTATTTTTGTATCACAGAATTAAAGGTCAAATACTAGACAACAAAATAAAAAAGAAGAAGCTAAAAGAGTGAGGAAACTATTTAGACATATATCCGTAATAGTAAAGAGGTCATCTAAAAGAGCAGTCTTTCTTTATGTGATTACTATATTAGTTACTCCTCTGTGCTTCATCTATACAACCTATGAAAACTTCGAGTTTGTACTGGCTGAGCTTTTAACCTTTTTGTCTTTTCTAGCTGGTGGTAATATTTACGAATCAATAAAAAAGAATAGTAATGGCAAATCATAAAAACATAGTTCCATTTTTTTACAAGTGGGAAGGCGGTACAAGTTCAGACGTTAAAGACTCGGCTAGTAGTTACACTTGCGGAGTAGATGGTATTCACACAAACAAGGGAGTAACTTACAAGGCTTGGGTAGGAGTATTTGGCAAGGATGAGGTAGAAAGATTCTTAGAAATGAATCACGAAGACTGGGGCTTAATCTTCAAGTCTAAATACTGGGATGCTGTAAAAGGAGACGATATAGAACACCAAAGCATTGCAGACTGTTTGGTTTCTTGGGCTTGGGGTTCTGGTGCTAGAACAGCTGTAAAACAAATGCAAAGAGTACTAGGAGTTACTAGAGATGGAATCATAGGAAAGAACACACTAGCAGCAATCAACGAAGCAGATGAAAAGGAACTATTCGCAAAATGCGTAGAGTCTAGACGTCTGTTTTTTCACTACATTGCTACTCCTAGAAACGCCAAAAGCCAAACAGCTAGACAAAGGTACACTAACAACCAACGCTTTTTGAGAGGGTGGCTAAGAAGACTAGAGGCGTTCTCTAAGGAATACGCACCAAAATAACAGCTATGAGATACATTCTAATTGTAACGATGCTACTAGCTTCGTGTACTCCTCAGTACCATATAAACAAGGCTAAGAAACACACCAATAAAGCTATTAAAAAGGGTGCGACATTCACAGAAACAAGCGACACTATACAAACCAATACAGTAGTAGATAGTAATTACATACAGAATGATACTGTATTTATAGAGATTACTAAGGTTATTGAGAAGGTAATAACTAAAGAAGGAGAGGTTCGTTATATTACTCGTAAAGACAAACGGAGAGAATACAGAAAGCAGAAAACAGAAGACAAAAGAGAGTATAAACTAGAGCTTCAAGATAAGAAAACTGCAAAGCATATAGCAAAGGCAGACAGCAAGTTATGGAACAAGTTAATTATTATTCTTATATTGCTGGGAATTATCTTAATTTATCTATATGAAAAAACGAGACAAAAGAACTAACAAACCAGCTCACGAAAGAGCTGAAGAAAGCAGTAAAAGTTCAAGACGTTACAGACTCAGAGAAGATGAGGTTAAAGTACTTGAGCAATTTAGAAGAATCAAAGACGAGGCAGAAGCTGCTGGTCTAGATGTTGACAGCGTAAAAAGTGGCTGGATTAAATCAGAAGATGCTAGTCTATACTTTAAGAATCCTAACTACAAAACGCCAGAGCAGATTGGTATTGAGAAGATGCGTGATGAACTACTAGAAGAGTTCAGAGACTATGCGCCTAAATACCCAACTATAAAACGCAAGAAATCAAAGGATGGACACCTATTAATCATAGACCCAGCAGACATACATATTGGTAAACTATGCACAGCTTATGAAACTGGAACAGACTACAATCAAAACATAGCAGTTAAGAGAGTACTTGAAGGCGTAGAGGGTTTACTAGATAAGTCTAATGGTTTTAACATTGATAAAATCATGTTTATCGGTGGTAACGACATACTACACACCGATACACCTAGACGTACTACGACTTCCAATACCCCACAGGACACTGATGGTATGTGGTACGATATGTTTCTAACGGCTAAGAAGCTATACATAGACATATTAGAAATGCTTATGCAAGTGGCAGACGTTGAGTTTATATTTAATCCATCGAACCATGATTATCAGTCTGGGTTTTTCCTAGCTCAAACGATAGAGGCGCACTTCCACACTTCTAAGAATATTACTTTTGACTGTTCAATAGCTCATCGTAAATACTCAACCTATGGTAACTCGTTAATTGGAACTACTCATGGCGATGGAGCAAAGCAACACAATCTAGGTAGCCTTATGAGTGTAGAAGCCAAAGAACATTGGGCAGATGCAGAGCATAGATACTTCTATACTCATCATGTGCATCACAAAAGCTCTAAGGATTTTATCAATGTCACAGTAGAGACTCTAAGAAGCCCAAGCCCAGCGGACTCATGGCATCATAGAAACGGATATATTTCCAAGTGTGGGGTTGAAGCGTTCATTCATTCAAAAGAATTTGGACAAGTTGCTAGATTAACTCATTTTTATTAATATATTTGTACTTCATAATTTAGTTAGGTTTTTTTAATTGTTTGTTTAAGCCCTCAGAAATGGGGGCTTTTTCTTTGTATCAAAAAAAAAATAAAAAAAAACTGTTTAAAACTTGTGAGATATAAACATTGTGTTTATATTTGTAGAAACAAAAACGAAAAACATGATTACCACAAACACAGTATCACTAACAGAGAAGCAAGAGGATAACTTTCGCTCATTGATTGAGTCAGAATTCTCTAAACAGTTCACAAGTGATTGGAATCACTTTTCTTTTGAAGGAACAAGGTTAAATTTTAAATCTATGCGCTTCGAATGTGTACACGAGATACACACTAACTGCGGACTATCTTTCTGGGGAACTATCGAGCTAAACGAAAAAAAGAAAGGATTAAAAAGCACTATTAAATTTATCGAACAATAACACAAAAACAAAGGGGGGCGAAAGCTCCCCATTTAAACACTTAGAAATTATGAAAAAATTTAACGATTTAAAATTCAAACAACATTCATCAATAAGAACAGGAATACACGCTAGAATTAATTTTCCAAATGGTGAATGGGTTAGCGTTGTAGGATGTTCAAAAGGTAGCTTCCACGGAAACGGAATTACATCTTTTGAAATGATGAGCTCGTCAACTGAGAAAACAGCGAGAGGTGTTAAAGGCTGGTTATCGAAAGAGCAAATTTCTCGCCACATGATTTACTTACAAAAAAAATAAAAACAAGGGGGGCGAATGCTCCCCACAAAACAAAATAGATATGAAATTAGTAAAACAATTTGCAGGAGAGTACAAAGGACAACAAGTAGTATATATTCTGAATGTAGAGTATTGGGATAATGAAAGTAAAACTGTTACAACAGAAAGTGGTTTTTGTTATCAGAGTACAAAATCAGTCGTAAAGAGAGTTGAGAAATGGGAGGGCTCAAGAGAGGAGATATTCAATAGATATTATAAACAAAATCATAGTCTTAGGTATTGCAATGGCTCTCATTATAAGTTTGAAGATGAGACTTTGGTTAATGAATACCTTGTTTGGTATAGAAATCTACCAGAAAGTGTGAGGTTTAATATGTATTATGGTGGTGGTATTGTAGATTAATTTGCACAATAACGATGACAGTAGAAACAAAAAACAAATAAATTATGAAACAATCAATTAGAAAAGAACTACTAACTTACATTGAAGACTGTAAGAACGATTTTGATGAAGTAACACACTTCAATATGTTCAACGAAGATTACTACATACTTGGATACTATAATTGTACCGAATGGCTAAAACAACACGATATAGATGTATTTGAAGGTATAAGCATATGCAAAGACTTTGAACGTGACAACTACGGAGAAGTTCAAACCGATTTTGATAACGCTGAAATCTTAGTAAATAATATTGTATATTGGTACGGATTAGAATTGTGTAACGAATTAGATATTCAATTAGATTAAACACTTAGAAATTATGGTAAAAACAATACACGATGTAAACTCGTTTATGACAACATCAGACAACGAAACTATTTTAATCGGAGATGATGAAATGGGAAACGAATTTACTATTGTCTTCAATACTATTGAATTATTAGAATGGGTAGATATTGAACACATGAAAAACCAATCAATAAAATATATTAAAAATTTAAACACTTAGAAATTATGACAATATTTGTATTATCAAACGAAAGCGGAATCATAAAGGCAACAGCTGCAATTGATGAGGCTACAATATGGAAAGCTCAAGGCGGAACTTATAAAGAAGTTCTTTACTCAGAAGGTACTGAGCTAGTGGGTAAACAAGAAGATGACTGTGTAGAAATCTATAACGATGATGACGAGCATATAGCAAGTACTGAACAATGTAAGCAGACAAACTTGTGGATGATTGGTAACGAGTACATTCAAGACTTACCTTTAACAGATTACCTAGCTTATGACATTGAACACGAGACTAGAGAGATACCAGAGAAAGAGCCATGTAACGAAGACATGGAGTTTGACTCAATGAGAGATTACGAACGATTACACAAAAACTCATAGACATGAATAACAATAAAAAGATACATGCGTTTTTTAACGCTTCTAACTACACTTCTAATGTTGACAATGTATTTATACCAGCGAGTAGGTCAAAGTCGCTTAAAATCGCTAAAACAATACAACCAGCGAAACGTGCTACATTTAATGAAGTATTCCAAAACGTAAGAGCAGAATTATTAACTATAAAATCAAAATAAATGAATACAAAAATCCAAAAAATCAAAGACTACATTGAAGGAAAAGAGCTAAAAAAGCCAAACAGATCGAGAGAAATAGTCTACACTAGAGCTATTATTTGCAATATGCTGAAAGAGGAGGGCTTGAATCTTACAGAAACTGGTAGTATGTTTGGGCGTAAGCATGACTGGGCAATCTATATGCGTAAGCACTATAACACTCTCAAGAAATACGAAGACTTTAAGCTCATAGAAAACGAGCTAAAGGCAGATTTAAACGTATACACATTTGAGCAACAGTTTTTAAATTGTCAAAGTTATACAGATTTTATTAACTTGCAGCAGCAATTTAAAAATTATAACTAATGAAAGGATACATTCAAATTCACAGACAGATCTTAGAGTGGGAGTGGTTTGATGACCACAATACTTTTCGGTTGTTTATGTATTTACTATTAAAAGCAAATCACAAGCAAAGGAAGTACAAAGGTACGACCATAAAAGCTGGAGAGCTGGTTACTGGTCTGAGTGTTTTATCTGATCAGACTGGACTAAGTGTACAACAAATTCGCACAAGTATAAAACGTCTAAAATCAACAAACGAAATAACAAGCGTTTCAACTTCGCAAGGTACTAAGATTCAAGTAGTTAACTATCTGAAATATCAACTGCTAACAAGCGAAATAACAAACCAGCAACAAACGAACAACAAACGAATAACAACTAACAATAATGTATATAATGTAAATAATGTAAATAAAGACTCAGTACCTAGTGTCGAAGAGTACTTAAAACACGCATTGAAAAGAAAGCCTAACGTTTGTCCTGAAGATGTAAAGCTGAGATACTATTCATGGGTAGATAATGACTGGAGCATAAACAGAAACGGAATCAACAGACCTATTAAAAACTGGAAGTCTACTTTAACCAATACGCTCAAGTATTTAAACGAACGATATAAAAAACCAATTGATCCTATAAAAGAATCTTTGGAAGATAGAGTAAAAAGGTTAAATTTGGAACATAAACAAAAAGGCTAAATTATGGACATTGTAAAAGAAAACGAAATAAAAGAACGACTAAAGGATTACTACCATACTGGTGGAGGCATTACATACTACTTAGGATTCAACACGCTAGGAAGTTTGTATAGTATCAAAGAAGGAGGATGCACAGATTGGAGTGGGCTTCCAGCAAGTGGTAAAACAGAGGTACTGCTAGACTGTTTAAAGTTCTGCTCAAGACATTACAGGCATAAGCACTTAATACACATGCCAGACGCTGGTACTATTGAAGAGATTATAGGAAAGCTAATACATAAAATGAGTGGCAAACAGTTTGAAGAGTTTTATATTGATTCAGATGGCAATAAACGCCTAATTGAAAACAGAGTAACTCCAGAAGAACTAGACCATTACTTACCTATTGTTCTTGAGTTCTTTAAAATACTAGACCCAAAGAAAGCCAATAATTCAAAAGCGTTAACTCCTAAAGAGTTTTGGCAGTTCTCAGCAGACAATAAAAAAGAGCTAGGTATATTCTCAGCTGTGATTGATAGCTGGAACTATATGAAGCATGATATAGGTTTGTTACGTTACGACCAATGGCTAGAAGATACTTTGAGCTTTAGAAACGAACTAGCTGAACGTAACGCTTTGCACTTTCATACAATTATACATCCTAAAAGCGGTAAAAAAGTAGATGGCAAGACACAGATGCCAGACATGCACGATTTAAAAGGAGGCTCTGAGTGGGCAAACAATGGTAAAAGTATTATAATTGTACACCGAGAGTTTGGAAGTAGCGTAACAGATATTAAAATAAACAAGGCAAAACCTAAAATTGTAGGAGTTCAAGGCTTAACGTCTTTACAATACGACATAAAACAAGGAGCTTTCTATGAATTTATTGACGGTAAAAAGAAATTTGCAGAGCCACAGAAGAAACCTTTAGCAGATTTGAGTACATTTATTAACGAAGATTTTTAAATTATGATTTACTTTAACAAATTGACAGACTACCAAAGCGAGATTTTAAGCGATGGCAAAATTATTGGAACGCTGGAAAAACTAGCTAACGAATATTACATTATAGAAATAGACTATTTTGAGTTTCCAGTAAAGCTAGAAAACAAGCATTTAATAAAAGGCTTAATAGAGAAGGTCTACTCTAAGGTTAGAGCAAGAGACTTTAGAAGCATGAAAAAGTTAAGACCTTATTCACAATTTAAAACTTTGTCATAATGCCAAGATGTAAAAACTGCGGAGACGAATTTAAACCAGTATCCTTTAATCGAAAGTACTGCATAGAGAATCCATGTAATGACAAATATTACGAGGAGCTACAAAAGAAAGCCTTAAAAAAGTGGAGCAAGGAAAAGAAAGTAAAGAAGGAAGAGCTTAAAACTGTTACAGATTTGATGAAGGAAGCACAAAAGGCGTTTAATGATTTCATAAGAGAGAGAGACAAAGACAAGCCTTGCATAAGCTGTAATAGATTGCTAGTTGGTAAGTTCGATGCTGGTCATTATTTCAGCTCTGGAGGTCATAAAAATATAACTTTCCACGAAGACAACGTACATGGTCAGTGTGTATTTTGTAACAGACATAGACGTGGAAACCTCATACAGTATCAAATAGGCATAGAGAAACGAATAGGAGCGGAGAGATTACTTAAATTGCATGAATTGGCACATAAAGAATACAAGCCTACAAGGGACGAATTAAGAAAACTAAAAAAGAAATTTCAAGAAAAACTTAAAACTTTACAGAATAAACGTTAACTTTACAAACAAAAATCAAAGATTATGAACAATTTTAATGAAGAATTAGAAAAGAGAAAGCTAAGTATTTACAAGAGTCTAGCTGCTTTCCAACAAGAATGCCCAGTAATAGCGAAATCTACTAAAGGTCATAACTACCAGTATGCAGATTTACCAACTATCTTTGAGGTTATCAATCCGCTTTTAGAAAAGCATGGACTAGGATTTACTCAACTGCTACAAGGTAGCTCAATACAAACAATCTTATTCCATGTAGAAACTGGAGAAACTATCGAAAGTCTTACAGAGATACCACAAGACGAGGCTAGTCGTATGAATATTTTTCAGTCTGCTGGTTCGGGAGTGACCTACTTCCGTCGCTACTCATTGAGCTGTCTTCTCGGCATTGTTACAGATGTAGATACAGACGCAGCTAAGCAGCCTCTACCTAGCGACAGATTTGAGAAAACTCTACCTAATGACAGATTTGAGAAAGCTCTTTCAGCGATTGAAAAAGGTACAATCAAAAAAGAGCAAATTATTAACGGCTTCAAGTTAACACCTGAGCAACTTAAAAGACTAGGATAATGAAAG